GTTGTAAATTTCATATTGAAACTCACCGTCTTTGTAAAGACTATTTACATTAAAGAATGTTTCATATTGCTTTTCATTTAGGAAGTAAGTTGCTCCTGTATTCCTGTTTACGATTTTGTAGTTCATTTCTTGATTATTTGTGGGGGTTTTTACACCCCCTGATTAATTAGTTGTTATCTTTCCAATATTCATCCTCAGTTATTACTGCCCCTGAATTTAAAGTGTCCTTTAGGTATTTCATATTATCATCTGAAGTAATAGTACCTGCACCATCCCATTCAGAAATTAAGCCTTCACTTAAATACATCCACCATACCACATCCCCTGTAGATTTATCTTTATATACATCACTAACTCTTGGGTCGTTTTGAATGTCTTGTAAAGTTCTTACCTTTTTATAGTTTGTTGTTTTCATACAGCAAAGATAAAACCTTTTTTTGAATCAACAAAGTTTTTGACAAACTTTTTGACAAAAAGATTAAAAATAGTTATCCCTTATCTAGTAAATTATACTAAAATAAATTTAAAAAAAGATTAAAATTGGTTGAAAAAAGCGTTAAAAACCTATAAAGGCATCAACAAATTGAGTGGAGTTTGGCCGTTATTTAGTATAACTGCACAGCCAACAGCAGGTCTTTTACCATATTTAGCGTATGCCATTGCGTAAGATTTGTGATTTATTCCACAGCCGACTTGCGTTCCATATACTCTGAACTTCTTACCTACATAGTGTTCAGTATAGCATTGCGTATGTAAATGTCCTTGTACGGTGTTCATCATATCAGCTCTACACTTAGTTCTAGCCGTTCCTCCTTCCCCGTGTATATATTGTACCCCATCAGCTTCGTATCGTTCTACAAAGTTCCAATCAGGAGTTTCTAATACTTCTTTAAAAGACTTAATCCATTTAGAAGGTATTGAGGAGGTTTGTGCTTTACGCATTATTATTCTGTCGTGATTACCTATAATAACAGTAGCCATAGGAAAAGCATCACGCCAACGACCTATTTTCTTAATAGCTAATTCAAGCTCATCTAAGCCACCCATTCCATCAGCTGAAGCTTCGTGGTAGCTAGAATAGTGATTGTCTATTACATCACCTATAAATACAACCTCTGTGCAATTATAAGTGTAGTATTGGTCTATACAGAAGTCTAAGTAACCATCTAAACAGAATGGTTCGTGCAAGTCACCGATAACTAGAACATTTCTAGTTTCGGATTCTCGCATCTTTTCTAATGCCACTATTTCGTGTGGCTTTAATCTGTATCTATTATTTCTTAGCGACATCTGCAATTCCTTGCCCTAACACTAAAGTTGCAATACTAATTAAAATGTTTTTTACTTCTTCAGGATTTAAATTTAATTTTTCACTAAGTAAAGTTGTAAGAACTCCTATACAAGTATATAGAAATTTACGACTTGAAATCATTTTTTTAAATGTTTGTACTAAAATCCACTTTTTCATAACTATTTATTTTTGATTATTAAATTAATATTTTCACCGCCCAAATTAAGTATTTCTTTGATTACTAAGTCCATAGCTAACCTTGAGTTTTCAACAGTGTCTTGTTTACGACCATTCCCTACTAGAATACAACCACTTGTATCTTTAGCTGTATTACCCCTATGGAATAATATCCAATCCCTGTCAGGAACATCTTGAACTAATAAGTGTAAGTAATCTCTAGAAGCTGACTCTCTTGCTAGTCTAAGTCTAACTTTGTATTTCCCTTTAGGAATACAGCTTATGTTTCTTTGATTATATATAAAAGGATTTTCTAAGGTATCACAAAAAATTTCACCATTAATAAACAGTTTACCAATAGTACTTTCTTTTGTAAAAGTATCTCTAATGATTAGAAGATTAACGCCCTTGTCCTCTGTAGGCTTTTTTAAAGCCGTTTTGTCCTTTACTTGCGTTTTTGGAGTGTACTCCCTTACGCTTCTTTCTAACACTCTTAAAACCGCTTGTAATAACTTTACGAGCCATCTATTTATTTTTTTCAAATTTACAATTTTTAGAACACAACCCTAAGCATATTCTTTCTTTAGTTAGGATATATAATAGTTTACAGATTAGTCTTTTCATAATTTAAAAATTTATATATAGTAAAACTTATAGCTAGTACAAGTGAAACTAGCGTTAGTATTTCGTTACAATCAGTTATGCTGAAAGCTATTGCTGAACTGTTAGCCAACCCTACTTGTAGAGTATCTTTTACTTCTGTCATTGTTTTTTGTTTTTTTATCTAAGTAAGTCTTTAACTTAGTAACATTTTTAGTTTTCGGTTTATAGTGTCTTTTCATTAGTAGTCAGAAGCATTTAAAAAGTTTCTCAATGTAAGTTTAGTTCCTTGTCGCATTGGTCTTTCAAGGTTCATACCATTATAGTAAGCATTTTGGTCTGCTGAAATGTCTGCTCCTGAGTTCGTGTTGTATTCGGGAAAAAGAGTTATGTTGTTAGTTACATAGTCAATTAGACGTTCTGTGTAATACTCAGATGTGTTCCTGATTTCTTCTCTGAGGTGTTGAGCTTCCTCTGTACTAAGACTATTTCCGGTCTCGCTTGTTTTGCTGTAAATATTTCCGTTCTCTATCTTAAATCTTAAAAAAGGTATAGCGTGATAAAAAGCCCAATTAGGAAGCATATCACCAATATAGTCATCAACTAAAGTTTTGTATGCTTCATTCCCTACATTACCAATTGTTCCTGCTGTAATTAAAGCTTCTAGCTTTTCGTAAAGTGTTGTTCCTAGTTTAGGTTCAACATATAGCTTCTGTGCCTGTAATACATAAGGCAATAATAAGTCTGTACTTAAATTTAAGTTGATTGCTGTGCTTGACTTAAGCTTTGCTTCTGATATAAATAATACGTATGCCATAATTAGTTGTAATATCCGTTATTTTTCATTTTTCTAGGTGGTGTTGCTACTAGCTTGTCGTTCTTCTTAGCAGTAAACCCTTCAGACTTTGCTTTAGTATAGCCAATCATATCAGCATCTTCTATTTTAGTAGTCTTACTTTCACCTATTACTGTCTTGTAAATTCTTCTACTCCAAAAGTGGAAACATTGAGGTCCTCCTTTGTAGAGCCAAATTGAATAAGTATCAGCTCCATCAATACCAAATCCCGGATTAACTGCTTTTTTACCCATATTAATTATGTCCTCCTTACGGTACAACTTTTTAGCAGCTTCCATTTTTCTGCAAAAATCTCTTTTACTTCCTGATTTGTTTTCTAAAAAATTATCATTAGCGTAAACATATCTTACTCTGAAGTAATCAAAAGACTTTTTAGATAAGCCGTCTTGCTCTGACTTACGGCTTGGAATAGCTCTACCTGTTGAAGCTAATTCTATTTTTTCAGTCATTAAGTCATTTAAAACTTCTTCATAGTTAAAGTCTTGATGTTCACCATCAACAACTTCTTCTTCTATCAACTCCCAATCTTCAGAAATATCTTCTCCAAATTCTTCAATAAATTTATCAAGTTCAGTCCTTTCTGAACAATTACATTTCTTTAAGTCAGTAGCTTCTGAATGGTCTTTACAAGCCATATAGACTGTTTGCCCTTCTAAATCGTGTTCGTGATACCCTTCGCAACCAATTGTCTTAGCGTGTTCTTCAGCTTCTTCTATTGTATCGAATACAGGTTGTCCATCTATCATTCCAACTTTAGCAAATTCTTCTTTAAAATCTTCTCTAACTTCTACATCTGCTAAAGGTTTTAAACCAACTTCCTCTCTTATTTCGTCTTCTGTCATTACTCCTTTTAAGTCTTCAGAAGTAAATTCTACTGTGATAGGTTTTAACTGAACAAACTGAACAGGTAAGTCCATATTATTTACTGAAAATATAGTCTGTAAAGTATTTAAGATATGTAGTTGGAAAGGCTTTACAACTGTGTTAAGATAGAAATTTCCTGCCGCATTAAGTTCATCTACATTAGAGCCAAGTCCTGTATCAGATTTAATACCCATAAGCATAGGACTCGTTACACGGTGTCCTGTAAGTATGTTTTGAACTAATAGCTCTTGTAAAGCTAAATATTGCTTATCAGCGTCAGAAACGCTTATAGGAGTTATTTCAGGTGTTCTAGTCTTATCATCTGAGAATGTTAAAATAAACTTTCCTGAGTTAGAAGCTCCTGTAAATTTCTCTGTTAAACTTTGTTCTATCTGTCTTCTTTCCTCCGATGTTGGAATTCCATTTGCGAAACTCACGAAATACGAGCCTGAAAAACCATTCTCTATATTGTTTAAATGAAACTCTGCAACTTTTTGGTCTACTAAAGCCCAATTATTTGCAGCTAGATAATCAGGTGTATGATAACAATCCATATTAGGACTGTAAGCACCTGTGTAAAGCAACTGACTTCCTGAAGTCCTATCGTTTACATTAAATGCAGCAATAGGATAAGGTTTATTCGTTCTAGTGTTTGCCCAATCAGCACTTATAAAGTAAGTATCTACCTTACCCATTTCGTTAGGTCTACCTGCTCTTACACGTTCTACCGGTACGTGAAAAACAGAATTTATTTCTGTTCTTTCCCTATTCCATACAATATGTAAAGCGTAAGCTCCTTGAAGTTTAAAATCAAAAGAAACTTTCTTTATTACTTGGTGTAGACTTTCATTAGAATTAGCGTGTCTTAAAAACTTTTTAAGCTTAACATAAGACTCTAAATTAGTATCATCTTCTTGAGCTATTAAGTCTTCTCCTGCTATCATTTCAGCAGTAGCATTAATAATAGCAGCGTGTGTACTAGAATTGTAATAAAGGTCAATTAAGAACTGAGGGTATAGGTTTTTCCAATCTTCCGTTCCGTACTCTATGTAATCACGCCCTCTAACCTCCTGTACAATTGGTGCAGTTGAAGTTTCTAAGTTAATGCTTAATATTGAATCTTTCATATTTATAAGTTTGATAAGTAAGTATTTACATTAGCTGTAAGTGCTGTGCTTTCTGTATCATATATTTGTATTTCGCTAATAGTTCCGTCATAAGGATTGTTGTCAGTTCTTCTTACGCCAATTGCGTTTATATCAGCAGTACCTGCTAAAGTTTCAGTATCAGATTGTGCTACTCCATTTATGTACATAGTAATAAGGTTAGATGCGTTTCTTGTAATAACTAAACTTAAGTCTGCTACTAAAGTGCCACTATCTATACCTAAATCAACTTCGCTACCATCAGTTTTAAATCTTACATTTGTAGTTGAAGTGATTTTAAAAAACTCATTAGGTTCTGTATTAGAACTTATAACAGAAACATTAGATACATCAGGTTCTAACCTTATCCCAACAGTAAACGCTCCACTTAAAGTAATATCACTAGCAGATTGTAAACTCTGAGAATTAGCAGCAGTAAAATCAATATCTCCTCCATTATATGCAGGTTGTTCACTTACTGTTGCTTGTAGCATATCAAAACTATTAGAAGAACTATCAGCCCAAGCTGAAACTTTTTCACCGTTCAAAGTTATTCCTGTTTGATTTTTGTACCAAGCTTCTAACCCTGTTTCATCAGAAGGTTGCCAAGAACTACCTAAAGCCTTTGAGCTTACTAAACTTAATGCTTGTTTTAGTGCTAACATTATATAACTTGGTCGTAGTAACAGATAGCTAAACCACTACTTAAATTTATACCTGTACATTGAAGAAATAAAGTCGTTCCTGCAGGAATAGTCGTATGTAGACTTGATGCTGCAGAACCTGCACCTGTTTGAATATTAGTAGCAGTTATTGAAGTTATTACACTTTCAGTAACAAAGTGAATTGCATAATAATCTTTTCCTGTCATTTCTGTTGTTGTAATTACATCACATCTATTTTTTCCTAGTTGCTCAGTTAATAATTGTTGTACATTTTCTATTGCCATTTTTTTTTATTTTATTGTCCGTAATATATGTAATTTGTTTCTGTCGGTGCTTCTCTTTGTGTGTATTGAACTTGTTCTGTTCCATCTTTATCTGCTAAGTACATCTTACCCTTAGTAACTAACCCTTGTACTATGCCTTTATTACTTGCAGCAGGAGTTAAAGTATCATCTTCTGTTACAGGTGCGTGTCCTGCACTTATTGTTACAGTTCCTGTCCATTTAACTTCGTAAAGTTCATACTTGTAATATCCTGAAGGTGCTAATTTTAAAGCTCCTGTATAAACATCAGGAGTGCCATAATTTATAACAATTTTAGTAAACCTGTCTTTGATTACTTCAGAAGCACCATAAGCATAATAAACAGACTTATCTAAGTCATTAGTGAATTTAACTAAGTGCCTTATTTGAGTAGAAGCAAGAGTAGTATCTATTCTGTTATCCTCAGTTTGAACGTATATGGTTATAGCTGTTTCTGTTATTGCTTGTATCATAGTTGCTTTGTCTGTTATATAATAGAAAAACTATGAATTTATTTGTATTCAGTTAGTAATAAAAAGAAAAAGGTGAGCCGAAGCCCACCCTAATCAAGAAATATATAAGAAAACTACTAAGATGTAACTATTGTTCCCATTGTAAACGCTCCATTGTCAAACGGTACTGTAGTGTAATCTGCTACCATTGGGAAAGGGATTGGCTCCATTCCATCAAAAGTAAGAGTGTAACCATTTCTATCTCCAAATGCAGCTCCTGAGTCAATAGTACCTGCATTTAAATTCATTCCATTAGTTACTCCAAGACCTACAATTACATTATGTCCATTAGCTAAAGTCGCATTTAATTCTGCAAATATAACAACTTTAGTTTGACCTAAAAGTTTAATTTGATTTTGGTCTTCTTTTGTTAGTTTGTTTAATACTACATTTACAGTTGGCACATAGAAAATAGTTCCATTTTCCGTACTACCTGTAATAGTTTCAGTTATACTAGCAACCCCAAGAGGTGTAGTGTATCTATAAAGTACATTAGAACCCATTTCAATATCAGTAATTTCTCCTGATGCTTGAACTATACCTGTTGTTGTTATTGGTGCTGTGAATTGGTCGTAAACTCCGAAATAAATATTTTTTACTCCTCCACTGATTCTTGAGCAGTCGAGCCCTCTTCCTTTTGTAAGTGCTATACAAGCCATTTTATTTGATTTTTTTAGGTTAAGGGAGGAAGGGTTTTACCCCCTCCTTCCGTAAATTTATTTTATTATGATTGTCTTACGATATCAGCTCCAACTCCTGTTTGAACACCTGCTGAGTAACGAGCTACTAATCTCATATTGTCACTTCCGTCCAAAGCAGCCATATCCATCAAAGTAATTCTAGTAGCATCTGAAAGTAAGTCAGTACCAAAGAACATATTTGACTTCTCTGCTGCAATTACTGAGTTGTCTAACATTCCGTTACATACAGCTATTTTGTAACCTTCAAATACAGGAGTATAATCTCCATTCATATTGTAAGCGTTTACATATCCTAAAGTAGATACTGCTGATACATATAAAGCGTAAGTTTTAGGGCTCATATAAATATGTAAGTCTTCTTTTCTTAAGATAGCTGAAACATTTGTAGCCATATCAGCTGTTAAAGTTTGTAAGTTAGCAATAATGTTAGCTGCTGTGTAAGCTGCTGAAGCTGAAGATTGAACAACCGTTGCATCAACTCCCGGTAATAAAAGACCTGTAACTGCACCTGAAAAGCCATTGAATTTCCCTGCTACAGCAGTTCCTGCCCAAATACTTTCTTCAGTTGCTTCTGCTATGATTTCTCCCATATAAGAAATAACATAGTCATCAAAACTTGCAGGTGGTGGTGCTCCTGCTCCTGCTCTCATTTGTAATGCTTCCCAACTGTCTAATAATGTAGACTTGCATAAGTCAAGATTGATTTGTAAATTTTTAGGTTCTAATACTTTTTCTGTAAGTGCTAAAGTACCAGCTCCTGTAAAGTCGCAAGTTGCATCTGCAACTACTCCTGAACCTGCCATTCTTTGAATGTTAGATTTGAATTTGATGTTTTCAATAGATGTTAAATAATCTAAAGAGTTTGCTTGTTTCAGAGCTGCTGAGATGTAAAATCCTGCTGCCTTTCCTGAAAAGTTTGATGTTGTAGTAAACGCCATTTTTTTGTTTTTTTTTAATTAATATTATTTATTTAAATCGTGTAAAAATTTCTCCCTTCTGGATAGTTTGTTATATTCTTTTCTAGCCATTGGTTTTCTTTCTGAACTGAATTTATTTGTATCTAAAGGTGCTGATGCAGGTTGTGATGCTAACTCAGTTTTTAGTTTTTCGTTTTCTTCTTTTAACTTAGTTAATTCATCTTCTGCTGAGAACTCAACTACTTCTGTAGTTTTTATAGACTTAGGAGTTGTTCCTCTTTCTTCAACTTCTTCTGACATTTCTTCAACTTCATCATCACCACCAACTTTTCCTTCTTTAAGTTTAGCTACAGCAATTTCTAAGTTTTCAATTCTTTTCTCCATACCTTTCCAATCAGCAACATCAGCTTCTTCTTCGTAGTCTTTTTTATCTTCTTCTTCAGCTAATTCAGATGCTTCAACTTCTTCTTCAACTACTTCTTCAGTTTCAGTTTCCATAACTTCAGCAACAATACCTTCTTCTTCAACTCTAAAAGTAACTCCTGTGTCAGTCTTATAAGTTCCAATTGGTAATAAAATTGTAGTACCATCTTCAGTTAATACTGAAATGTCTACACCTGCTTCTAATTCCTCAGCAGTTGAAACGAAAATAGTTCCGTCTTCTGATTTTGCTTGCCACTCTAATTTGATTGTTTCTTCTTTGTCAAGTCCAAGTGCTACTAAAATTTGCGTCTTTAAATCCATAGTTTAATTTTTAAGTTCTGTTATATAATAGAATAGTTATTTATTTGTTTGATTTTTACAATAATGATATTAATTTCTTTAAAATTTTAGCAGCTTCGGTAGTTGCAGGTATTTTAACATCTAAGTCTTTTGCAGCTTTTTCTAATTTATCTGTTTTCTTTTCTAAATTAGCTCTTAATTTTGAAGCCTTACCTTTTGTTTTATCTAATCTTTTATTTAAAAAGTCAACACTTTTCTTATTACTTTCTAAAGCTCCTTGAGTTTCTTTTAATTCTCTTTCTGCTGTACCTAAGTTATCTTGAGCAGATTCAAAAGCTCTTGCAAGTTCTCTCTGTTTCTTAGATGCTTTTTCTACAACAGACTCTCTTTTCCCTATTAGTTTTTCTGCTTGTGCTATATTCTTTTCAGATGTTTTGATACCATCTACATCTCTTGTCAAATCAGGGATTAAATCTTTAGCCTGTTGTATAAGTTTTTCTACATCATCAGTTAACCCTAATTCAATTCTATTAGCTTTGCTCATTGTAGTAATTTTACCTTCTCTTACTAATTCGTTAAAAGCACTTAGTATTTGTTCTGTTGTTGGTTGTTTTTTGTTCATTTCTTCAAATTTATTAGTAAAGTAGCCTTCTATTGAAAGACCTTTTAATTCTCCTTCTTTGATTTTATTCCAAAGCTCATCATTTTCTATCTTCATTTTAACAAACCAAGTGCCGTTAGGTAAGTCGTAACCGTATAACTTAGACTTATCTTGGTCACCCTCCTTAATCCAACTTTCAACTGTTAGAACGCCTGAAACTCTGTCTTGGTGTTGGTATGTAGCTTTATGGTGATTGTTATGTTTTAAGTATAATTCACTTGCTTTTCGTACTGTATCAGGGCTAAAGTAAACATAATAGTCGCTGTCTGTATTAGGGTCGTGTCTGAATATTTGCTTATTAGGAATAAGTGCAGGACTAACTAACATTCTTTTCTCCTCATCTACTTTAGCGAATGTTAAGTTATTCTTTTCTTTTCCGAAATAAACAAAGTCTTGTTCTATTGCAGGTGAAGTTACTAAACTGATAGCGTCAATAGCTAGTTCTTGACTATCATCTGCAATTACTAATTCTACTATTTTAGTTTCTTCCATATCTTGGTAATAGTCTTTATTATCTTCTTCACATTCAGCTTTTGTGTCATATTTACAAGAGCCTGTCTTCCCAAATTTATATTTTCCGTTTTCACATTTTGTACAAGGCATAGTATTCTCTTTGGTATATAATAGATATATAGTTAATATATTTGATTTTAGATTGTAGCCCTTCTTCTAATGTTTGCTAATTGGTTTTGACTATTTGTCATTTCATCTGTAACTACATAAGCACGAGTTGGTTCAGGTTCTACTCCTCCTGATATATCAAAAGCTCCTGACATCATTTGTGGTGCAGGTGCTGCGGGTGCAGACATTCCTCCACCTCCTCCTCCTCCTCCACCCGGTACATCTTGTTGCATAATATTTCTAACATTGGCTAAACCTGCTGCAATTATTGCTGCTCCTGAAATAAACCCTAGTGTACCTTCTTGCGCAAATGCTTTTGTAGCACCGACATAAGTGTCTATTGTAGCACTTGCAATTGCTAACGCTTTATTTTCACCTGCTAAAGAACCTAATGCTCCTGCAAGTCCTGAAAACGCTTCTAATTGGGTATTTACATTTTCTTGTATTAATAATGATTTTTGTTTATTAAATTGTTTATCAATAGCTGTAGTGTCCATTCCTGACTTTCTAGCCATTTCTTTCTTTAACTCATAAGCAGTTTTAAGTTCTTCTAATTCTCTTTGTAGCCCTGTCATTCCTTCAGCTCTTACTTCATTTTGAGTTTCTAAAAGTTCTTTTTCTAAAGCTACTGCATTAGTCTTTTGTTCTGACAACTGACCTGTAATAGTTTCTTCAAGTTCAAGCATTGCAACTTTTTGCTCTTGTAAAGCTATGTAATTTTCTTCACTTGCGTTTATGTTATAATTCTGCTGTGCTGCATCAATTCCAACTTGAATTTGTTCTCTTTGAAGTTTTTGTTGTTCTCCTAGTATGTCGTTTAACTTATTGTTAGCTTCAATTCTTTCTGCAAAAGTTTTTGTTTCATCATCTCTTATTTGTCTTTGTATTTCAGCGTCTTTTAAGTATTGAGCATTTAACTTAGCAAATTCTACACCTGCTCTATTTGCCGCTTTAGTTGATTCTACTTGAGCTTTTGATAAACTTACTACTTTCTTAGTGTAATCTACAATTGTATTTTTAACATCTTCGAAACTTCCATCTACTCCTGTAAAAACATCAACCACTTCTTTACCTGCTTCTTTAACTTCTTTAAAAGCACCTTTAAAATCTCCACCAAAAATTTTTCCTACTGCATTACCTAATCTGTTAATCACATCTCCTGCTTGTTCAAACCTTTTTGTAAACCCTTCTGAAATAGCATTACCAAAATCTTCTACTGCTTGTTTGGGGTTTTTAAATAGTTTATCAAAAGCATCTGTTATAACACTAACATTATCTGTGATGAATTTAAAAAGGTCATTAAACGCAATAGTTAATGTGCCAATAGCAACATTAAAACCGTCCATAACACCCTGATTTGACTTCATAACATCTTGGAAAACTTCAAACGCTTTATTTAATAAATAAACAATTCCTGCTCCTTTCATTAAGTTTTTAAAACTAAGTGATAACTTTTTTACACCTTTAGTTGCTTTTGCAGTAGATTTACCAAGTTTTTCAGTATCTTCTGCAACCTCGCCAATATTTGATTTAATCTCTGCTTCTAGAATTGTTTTATCTGCCATTTTTTTTTATTTTAAAGTGCTACTCCTGTTTTAATTTGTGTAAATCTTATATTACTAGCCCATTCTATTGT